TAAATCCAGCACCTTCAATAAGATAAGTATCTAAACCAGATGAGAAATACCTATTAGTAGCAGAAACAAATAATGAATCTACAGCACCACCTTTAATAGTTGGGAAGTAGTCGTAGTAACCAATACCAATATCAACAAATCCAATAAACTCAATATCTGTTCCATCACCATCATCACTCTCTAGCACTAAAGGAGTTGTAGCATCCTCCATAGCAAGAACATATTCAACAGGATCGCCTAATTCCTTTCTCCTAACAATAGATGTATCAGTATAGACATAGGGACGCTTATATCTTGAAGCATCTTCTGTGAAGTTCCTCTGTAGTCCATTACCCTTCCAGTTAATACTATCTGCCTGTGAATAGAACTCAGGACCAACAAAGTATGGGAACTTAGGATTACCTGTAGAACCATCTAGTGTACAGAAATAAGCATATACACCACCAGGATACTCTGGGGTTACGCAATATCTTCCATTATATTGATCAAGATCACCTGACCCTTCGATATACTCATAATCTTCAATATACTTACCCATTTGGTCAGTTAGACCAGTAATCAAAGCATCTCTAGTAGATTTTACCCTATAAGAGCTTCTCATCTGAGTTAGCTGATTATATGGATTCTTATTCTCTCTATCAACATAAGCATAAGGACCATATATTGGATGACCGTCAAATGCCCATCCAAGAATAGGAGAATGCCTAGTTGGGTTTAATTCTGAGTTAGTGGCATTATCACTAACGTTATCTCCTAAAAGGAAACGTAACCTTCTTGGGTTATAAAGATATCCATATTCCCCACCATAAATTCCGTAGTTAGCACCTTTAACGGAAACTCCATTATTAGAGTCAGCTGTTTTAGGTGCTACAAGTTCATTTGTAGTTACACCAAGTTCTTCTGGAGTAGCAGCAGTATTTTCGGTTAATATTGGAAGTTCAACCTGGAAAGTAGCACCAGATCCTGGATAAACGATATTTACAAATGTTTTACCAGCAGTATATCCAATACCACCATTAGTGACAGTAACAGAGGTAACTGTCTGGGTACTTCCATCAATAGTCGCAAAAGCAACAGCACCAACACCATCACCAGTAATAACAACGTCAGGAGGACCATAGTAGTTACTACCACCAAATGTCAGGATGATAGAAACAATTCTACCATTAACAATAGATGGATAAGCAACAGCACCACTACCTGATATTAGAGTAACAAATGGTCTAGTATCATAGTTAGATCCAGGATTTGTTATTGTAATACCCTCAGCGGTCAATCCACCACGAACAACTGCTGTAGCAGTCGCATCGATGCCTCCACCACCACTAATAGTGACTGTAGGGGCAGATGTATACCCAGTACCTTCAGCAGTCACTGAGATGGCATTAACGACACCATTAGTAACTGTAGCAGTAGCAGATGCCTGTACAGTCCCACCACCACCTGTAATAGACACTGTAGGTACAGATGTATATCCAGAACCACCGTTAGTTACGTTGATAGCATATACACGACCAGACACGCTAACAGTTGCCTCAGCAGATATACCCTCATATTGCCATATACAAGAACCATCTTGTACTAAGTTAGCATTTGTATGAGTTGGCTCACTACCAAGTTCAGCACTCTTTCCACTACCGATATTCTTATATCTGTATCCTAAACTGTTTCTAATTCTTTGACTAAGGTTAAAATTGGTTCCAGCACGCCATATAGGTTCAAATTCAACTATTGGTGGATTTGTGATGTCATATCCGTCACCTGGGTTAATAACGGTAATAGATTTGACTCCACCGTATAATTTCGTGTTTTCCGACTTATATGAGAAAAATGGAACTCCATTAACGCCAATTCCGACTTGACCGACTGGAGTTGCCGTTTTTGTCGATTTTGTAATTGTAGTAAGCGGAATTCGCTTCAAATAGCGTTGATTGCCTGGATCTAGATCTCCAGCTCCAAATGGACCGATTTCGTGACCAGGAATTCCTGGAGACGCAATAATCGCGTTTTCGGAAGATCTATAGACATTTTGAATGTCAGAAGGCGTATTTTCGACTTTTGTGCGAATTGAAGTGTCTGAAGACGTAGATTTCGCAAATTCTCGCGCACAGAGGAAAGTTTGGTTAACTCCTGCGATTGGAGTCGAAGGAAGTAGGATTTGGAAGCTTTGATTGCTACCAACACCCAAAACTCGGAATTGTGAGTTATATACGTCTTCTGGAGCGTTTAAAATCGTAACTATGTCATCACGCTTGAAGAAATGGTCTTGATCCGTACTTATTGTAACTACAACGCTTCCATCGTTGTTAGGAGCGTCTAAAACCGCCCCAGTTGCGTTTACAAGCTTCTTAACGTTATAAACGAAGCTATCCCAAAGGGGATCGAGTGAATCGAAGCCTGGAGCAGCAGGAGTAGTGACTTTTGAGTCTTGAAGGTAATATCTACCGCCAGAAACAAGTTCAACACCTCTAGTACCGCCATAAACCTTCAAACTGATCTTAGTTTGGTCTCTATTGGAATATCCGTAAATTTCAAAGGATGAACTGACTTCAGAACCCGCAATATGAGGAGCATTGGTCGTATTCTGTCTAGCACGGGTACAACCAAGGAATTGACTAACTGTTTTGTCAGTATATTCAATAATCTCGTTATTAACACGGAAACTACTGTTTTTCTCAGGCCAACCGATAGTAGAGTCAACAGAAATGACATCTTCGTCCAAATTGGAGCTTACGTCTTCAGTAAGGATTGATTTGTACGGAGTAGTGAACGTTCCAGCACCATTTTCCGTATCTACGTCCAATTCGTAGATTTTTCCATCTTCGGTGAAGACTTCAACTACAGATTTAACGTAAATCCGCGCATCGTTGACATTTGGGTCGTTTGGATCGTTTGCTTGGTATAAAACCTCTCCAGTTAGCTCTACTGGGTTACCAGATATTGCTGTAGCACGAATAACCTCTCTGACAGTGTAGAATGCGTCAGATGGTTTGAAAATTCTCTCTTTTGGATACTGTATAGTTGACTCAACGCCAAATAGAACTCTAATGAGATACTTAAAGGAACGAGAAGTACCTTTAGCAGCATAGAAGTCCTTAAGACGCTTAGTAACGGAAGATTGCTGTATTCCTTCGGCAAACTTCGATGGGAAAGACGCAGAAAACTGATCTCTGAACCTTTGGAGTAAAAATAGAGGTAATAGGTTGTTTAGGTTGATTACATCAGCACCAAAGTTATGTGATGCTGCTATAGATGAAGTAAATGTAAATTCCTTAAGGGTACCTACCTTAGTTGTTGCGTGAAACCCTCTTGTACACCCCTTTAACTGGGTCTGAGACTTACTTGAGTAGTATATGATCTCATCATCGATCATTACCAATCCTTCAGACGGGAAGTCCCTAGTATTAGCAACGTCAATGGTAGTTGTAGTAGAAGTTATCCCAGATGACGATGTAGTCTTCTCTACAAGTTCATTTAACTTGTCTATATTGTAGTATTCATCTATATTCTGGACAACATCAACTGGATTGCCCTTTAACTCTAATCCCTTATAGTAATACTTAAGGAAGGTAACAAAGTCACCATAATCTTCCCTGATAAACTGAGGAATCTGTTCCTCAATTCTATCGGAAATTCTAGATCTACTTTCTGGTGATACGGTAGAGTCAATTAGGTCACCTGTTACCTGAGTTGAGGGGGTGACCCACGACGCTACCTTCCACGAGGATTGCTCTACTGGCATGGATTAACTATAACTTGATTCTGGGATTATGCCTGTTCCAGACGTATTGCTACCACTGGAAATTTCGTCATCAATAACATTAACAACAAGATTATCTATACCTATTGTCAAATAGGTCTCTCTGAGAGAGATTAAATCATTAGATTCAGGTACAACAGAGAACTGAATGATATTATCAGTTGAATTAACAACCTCAGTAATAATAAGGTCATTAATAGTCACTTCTCCCATCGTATAATCAACTGTGCCCCAATTACCGCCCACATACGACTTAGAACCGTCTGCGTTGACCGAGAATAGACGTACAGTACCCAAACCATCGTCATTTAGGTAAAATACTGTATTTCCTCCGTCAGCACGTTTAAAACCGTTAGTCTCGAACGTAGGAGTTTCTAATTGAGCATTAATTCTGTTTCCAAAACACACCTTGTAGTTAAAACGCTGACTTAACGTCACAGGTACGTTTTTACGCATTCTAACTCTAGTAATGTTTGATGTAATCGCTGGTTCAGCCTCATCGATGATTTTCTGAACTTTAGAATACTTAAATTTGCCACCAAACTTATTAAACTCAGCAGCAAGGTTTAATGCCTCTAAATTGCGGTAAACAATTTGAGAAATTTCCTCTTGAGTGCGTCTAGTGATGTTTGGGTTGAAATAAACGAATGAAACCAAGTCAATATACAAAATTGACGGATCCATTACCTTTGGTTCAACTGCTCCAACCGAATAAGAGCGAATTTTCTTCTGAACTGCGTCTTTTTCGGAAATAGACAGTTTATCCGCGTTTTTCGGCTTAATGACAACAATCACTTTACCGTATTCTGGAGGATCTGCCTCTTCCCCACCAAAAGCAACAATAGATTGGACATTTGGGTAAATTTGGGGAATTATAGCTTCATAATCCTTTGTAGTAACTGCTCTACCGAAAGCAGAGTAGAATTTTGGAGCAGAATACTTAATTGAGTCAATAGTTTCCTTAGTAGCACCACCATCGGGTACAGCATCGAGTGTCAGAGTGATTCCAGAGGTAATAGGTTGGTTCTGAGAGTCCTTAATAGTACCTGCGAAGGAATATGAGGTCAAACCGTTCGATCCATTGCCCTGAGAGGTCGTATAGGTCGCTTCTATAACGTCTCCATTAACTAATGCCTCTCCAAGTATCCCATCACCGAAAATAAGTTCTGGTCTCTTGTATTCTGACTCCTCTAAGAAGAATACTTTGCTTACATTGTTTACAGCAGTGATATCGTCACCTTGTAGATAAGCATCTGTTAGAGTTCCACGTGTAATTTCCACTGACATTGAAGAAGTGTCAGCATTTTCGTTTGCTAGGATAAATCTTTGTCTCTCACTACTCTCTTTCCTGAATGTATCAGTTATAAAGACACCTTCATATGCTACGACACCATTAAAGGTCGCAACACCGTCTAATGTATTAACGGATACAATTAAATCTTTAGGAATGGAGAAAATGAAGTTACCTTCAGTCCCTACGAAGGAAACGAAGATCCCTTTATTGATCTGAACACTCTGAGGATACCCACGCCCATTGGCACCACTACCATAAGTGGTCTGTACCTTCACTGTAAAGGTCGCACGGGCACTTCTAGCACTTCTAGGGGTATATCCTATCAACTTAGCTAGTTTTACAACGTTCTCACGTAAAACAGCAGTGTCTAGGAAGTTCTCGTTGACTAATAGGTTTGCGTTAACCGCAGAATAGTAAGAATTATATGCTAATACGTCTAAAAGAATGGACAATGAGGATCCCTCGAAGTCATAATCAGAGAATTCACTCTGACCCTTCAAATAATCGATTAATTGTGCCTTGATCTCGTTAAATTCTAACGAGTTTACTTGTGTAAGTGCCATTACCGCTTCAGTATTACCTCCAAGGTGTCTATTATATTAGGAAGACCTGTAATTAGATAATATATCTCCACACGTAAGTCATTATAATCCTCATCAAACGCTGTGATGACGTTATAGCAAACGACTCGTGGTTCGTAGTTGTTTATACAGTTCTGGATCTGTGCTTCAAGTAATCCTGAACTACGGGCATCATATAATTCAAATAGGGCACCATATACGTTGCCACCATAATTCGGCAGAAAAGGCTTCTCATAAAAGTTGTATCGAACAATGTTCTTTACAGACTCTTTGATAGCGTTTTCATTCTTAAGAGTATTTACGTCGTTCGTAATAGGGTTGCGCCTAAATGTAAGGTCAAAATCCCTGAACGTACGGCTACTCGTTACTGCCATTCCTTAATATTAATCGACCTCAATCTATTTAGACACTTTTTTCGAGTTCCTCATTAGGACATCGCTTCTGGGGTCTGTAATAAGGTACTTGCAGTACTCATTTCCGTTCTCATGGAAGTCATCAGACATATCCACGGGAACATTATGGTTCCTCATTCCGTTGATTATTCTATTTGCCTTGCCCTTTGTATTGTTTTCTGGCATGGTTCCTTGCAGTAGCACTATGTTTGGAATTTTTAGAGTTTCCCTGTCTCGTTTTCTTTGGTTTCGCCTCAATAGTATTGGTGTTCATCCAAGTTCCTTTTGTTTTAGCCATAATTTAACCTCCAGCAAATACGTTTGGTGATCCTGCTGCTACAGAAGTGCAGGATTGTATACTATCACCTACTCTTCCAATACCTAAGGCATTTCCATTAGCATCACTATTACAAAAAACAGTTGTACTACCTACTGCAATTGGTTGTGCATGGGAAGGACATATAGGAGCAGGTAATAGATGAGAAGTATTATTATCTCCTTGACGAGATACAGCAATACCGTTAGCAAAAACGTTAGGCGAACACCCCTTTCTGGTCATCCCAGAACAATGGGAGACATCTGCGTCTCCAAATCTTGTAACTGCTGGCATTTACTTCTGTTCTCTACTCTGTAACATATGTATGAAGTCAGTGAACTTATGAATGTGCTCGTGATCCTCTTCACTATGAGGACTTTCGGGAATTATCGGTATAAACTTGATCAAATGGTCAAATTTTTCGGGAATATCCGAAATTTTCGAGTAGTTATGTAATTCTCTACCAATTTTTATGGTAAAATCGCCTTCTAAGGCTTGAAATTCTGTTTCCATAGGATTTGCGCCCTATTTTTAAAATATTTAGAGACCGACGACGCGATTTTTCGCGATTTTTTTGGGTTTCAGAACGAAGATTCCGCTAATTCTGCTTTATCCTCTCTAGATTCTGTAAATTCAACGAAACTTATATCATCATTATAAACCCACATCAGTTTTTCCCAGATAAATTCATATTCTTCTTCGTTTAACGCTTTAAATATTGGTTTTTTCCCGTAATATATGTGATAGAATTTCTCTGTATTAGTCATGTGTCTCTAAAATGGGTTTACAAACGGTTTCGCAAGAATCTTCCTGAGCATTTGGGTCGCAAGCTGCTACACATTCAAAGTATTTGTCTTGCATGTCATGCAAATAGACAGGATCGTGTAGGTCTTTGTCGTGTTCTAGCACAACATCGACTAATTTCTCATAATCTTTATGACCTGGACGCTTCATAAGAAGCTCCATATCGTTCAATCTCTTCTCAAGTGCTTCTACCTGACTCTTTAAGCCAAGTAGAATTGACATTACCTCAGGATTCTCCACAGAGTGCCTCCATTTTAATGAACTGCTCGTTCATATTATAGAATAATTTGTAATTTGTAGTAGTTACATAGTAACCTTTAATCTCTGAACCATCACAATGATAACCATAACCTCTCAGAGGTTCATTTACGCCATCAATTTTGAAGGTTTTGCCTCCTCCAAGGTAATTGTGATACTTTTCGTCGAGATTGATCATAGTCCTTTGTAGTTGTAATAGTAATTATAACACGATAATTGTTCAATTCAACACAAATTCATAATTTCTTTCTATTTGCTTAACAACTAGCGGTAACAATCGATGTTCAGCACGTTGGATACGGTGTGTTAGAGTCTCTAGAGAGTCTTCCTTAGAGATATGGACATGTGATTGGTCTATTATTTCACCAGAATCTAATTCTTCAGTGACATAATGAACAGTACAACCAGTAATATCGTCTCCAGCGTCTAATGCTTGTTGTATAGCATGTAAGCCTTTGTACTTTGGCAAGAGACTTGGGTGT